GTATGGTAGGTCCTTCGTTTAGTTTAGATACATTAGAAAAAGATGGGATTATTACTTGTAATAATGTAGTAGGAGAAGTTATAGCAAAAGAAGCCCCCGTTACACTTATAGTACAAGTAAATGATACCGTAGGTAATGATATTACAAAGTATAATGTATTTGTTAGCCCCAAAGCATTTGTAAATTATAGTATTGGTGATACACATATAGAGCCTATATGTACTGTAACCGACTATGAGTATTACAAAGAAATTATAGATATGTTATTAGAAAGTGGTATACTAGGTGAATAATACTCTTTATATAACTAAGGAATTATCGAACATTGTGTCTGAACAAAGAAGAGGTAAAATTGTTTATCAATCCCCCGAAAAATCATATACCAATGTAAACATTGAAGAGACACTTCATGGCTACAAAGTTTATCGGGACGGGTCTAATAAACCATTTAGCGTAATACCTTTTTCTGCGGTTAGACAAATTATATATGAGCGTGAACATAATGAGTAATAATACAACAGCAGAAACTTGCATAAATGCACTTAACGAAACAATAGACTGTATATCTTTGGACTCATCGTCTTTAATTGACGATATAGAGATATTGCTACTAGCAGTAGTAGCACTAGCAGGAATAGCAGTATGGGGATATAAAAGGTTTTTATCTCTTAATGCCGATGGAAAAATAACTCTTGATGAGTTATTAGATTCGGTTGACGATGTTAAGGAAAAGGTTGTTGAAGCAAAGGCAGAATTAAAAACTATTGATGATACACTAGAGTCAAGAAACGTTGCTCAATTGAAAGAAATGCTAAAAGAAAAAGGACTTTCAGTAAGCGGTAAAAAAGCAGACTTAGTTGCCCGATTGAAGGCGAGTTTAGATGAGTAATGACGAAGTTATTAGTATAAGATTAGATAATTTAGAAGAGTCTGTAAAAAGACATGAAAGATTAATTGAGCAATTGGTTCAATCCCAAGTTAGTATGCAAACAGGTCTTGCTAAAGTGGCTACCGAGTTAGAAATAACTAATGGTCTAATAGGCACATATATGGGGAATATGCAAAAAATTATCTTTACCCTAATAGCAATAGTGGCAGGGGCTATGGGACTTTCAACACAGATGTGATATTATGAATCAAGAAGAATGGCATAGTTGGTGTAAAAACGTTAACGACACATTAGGAAACCTTGAAAAGACACTAAAGTCGTATAACAAATCGCAGAAGCGTATGCTTTATGTTATTTTATTAGGAATGGTGTTATCAAATGGTTTATTATTGTACTTCAAGTGATGTTGGTTCTAGGTTAGGATTAGATTCCGCACAGCGTACTAGGGCGGCAACAAAACTTACAAGTGCTATACGCAGGTCAACAATAGATATAGACCAATGTTTTAGAGATTATGGTAGGGATGTTCCTAGCAAAAGTATCAAAGATACTACATTAAACGGTGCAATAGTAGCAGGGGCAAACACCCTTACACTTACTAGTGGTACAGGATTTAGTAGTGCGGGTAATGGTAATATAGATGGTGATTCTTTTAAATGGACTGGTAAATCTACAAACGATTTAACAGGAGTTAGTGGTTTGTCAGCAGACCACGCAGATGGAGTGGCGGTACAAGAGGGTGAGTTTGCTCACGTTCTTAGAGAAATATGTGCGGATATAGCAGCATCTTATTATCTTGAGGATGAAAGTATGTTTCAAACCACAGGGCCGGAAGGTTCTCTTAGAGGGACAGCATTAAGAGAGAGAGGGGAAATGAACCTAAAACGTTTGGCTCACTTGGGTAGCGTTGATTAGGTGAAAGTATGGCAAATTATGACACGTTTTTACACCCCGGATTTCCTGCTATTGGGGCTATTGAAAAGTTTAGAAAAAACACAGCAAAGGCTTTAGCACAGAGAGAAGGTGAGTTTAAACAAGAAGTTGAGCGTATTCCACCAAAACAATATCATGTTGCACACACAGGTAGAAACGCATTAAAAATGAGAAAGCAACACGACAGCCCTTTGTCTTTGAATGCTTATTTTGACAAAAGTGCTTACAAATCTGTAATAGATGATATAAGAGACGAAGTAGAAACAATAGGCGAAGATTTAATGGAAGAGGCATTGTTTGATGCTATGTCTGATACGGCTAGACAAATTAGAGCCATGACTAATTTTAAGAGTAAAGTAAATCCTACAAAGGCAGCAAGTAGTGATATGTATGAGGTAATAGGAGAGTCTTTAAACTTTAGTAAAACAAAGTTTTCTAGTAACAATCAATTCGTATCTTATGAAGCAGGTTCTTTTGATATAGGGGATAACAGTCCACAAGAAGGTGTTAGAGGTAGTAGGATGGATAGTGATACAACATTAATAACTATAACCGAAGAAGGTACTTCTCCGTTTGAGGCACATTTAGTAAAAAATGTGTTTAGATTTCCTGCTAAGAGGCATGGGTGATATTTATGGCAATAGCAACAAAAACACAGTATTGGAATAGTAGGATGACAGGTTCAGACCCTACCGCTTTAACAGGTACATTTAATGATAGTTGGTCGGCTAGTGGTGGTGGTTCAGCATCCGGTGGTGATTGGGTAATTACCAATGGGGTATATACAATAACACCCACTACAAATGAATATACTTTGGTTGCTTGTTTATCCTACACAACTGCACCTAGTAGCGGTACAGTACTTATGAAATTAGACAATGGTACACATAAAGTTGAAGTTAAATCAACAGGTAATAACACAAGCCTATCTTTGGTGGGTACTAGTACTGTAACTGTATCCGATTTAGATTTAGCATTAGCAGAAGATAATCCGGTTAATTTGATACTAAGATTGACATTAGCAAGTAATGGTACAGCAAAATTATATACACATGAAATAATAGAAGATGATGACGCTAATACCGTATTTTCCACCGTTACAGGGGCAACAGGGGCAGGTAAAGCAGTAGTATGGGGTAACACTAGCGGAAGCGTAAAATGGGCCTCAGTTTACTACTCTAAGTTTGGTTCTTTTACCCCTAAAGAATTATTATTATCGGACTTTGCACAGGACACATTAGCACGTATGGGTCTATCTATTGTGGACCAATTAAAAAATAGTGCTAGACCCTATCTTAAAACACAGGTTCCCGATTCATCAATAGTTTATGGTTATGATATATCTTCTCAAATGATTAATAGAATAGGCTCACCTAGTATTCATATACTAGTCGAGCGTTTAATATCTCCACAGTTTGAGAGTTTAGGTGGTGCTAAAATTACACAAGAGTATGATGTAAAGGCTTTTATTACCGTAAAAGGAACAAATTATGAAAACGCATACCGTAAAGCACTTAATATTATGGGAGAAGTATTTGATGAGTTATATATTAATACAGGTGTGGAAGGAACAACAGATAGTATTATAAACTATTCTGCTAATTTAGACTCAAAAATGGATAGTGATGAAACTATATGCGTACACGTATTGAGTATGCGTTATATGCGTCGAATTGATATGCGTCATCGGTAAGAATGTTAATAAGTCAATTGTTATCTCATACACAATATACAGGTGTAAACTATGGCTGAGTTTAACAATAGATATATTTCAATACAGAAAGAAGGGTCAACTTACGGTAGTGTAAGTGGTGGCGGAACAGAAAAATACGGTGAGATAGATGATGAATCATTTATGCACCGATACGATTTACTAACAAGACAAGATATGAGCAGAACTATTGCTTCAAAGTCTGTTACAGGAACAGAATACTCAGAAGGTACAATGAACCTAGCAGCCCAAATAGACCCATTTTTAGCAAACGTTTTTAGAGCGTTTTTCAAAGACGCTTGCGGTAGTGGTGATGGTACAACACATACATTTAATGAACCTACTACAACAGATGATTTGCCTTCCTTTACTATACAAGTAGGGAGAGAGCAAAAAGAACACACCTTTACAGGCATGGTAGGCAACAATCTAAGCATTAGTGCAAACGTAGGAGAATACGTTATGGTAAGTGCTGATTTCGTAGGTAAGGCTGAAAGTGCAACAGGGACTTTACAAACAGCCTCTTTCGATGGAGATGCTTTAGATGCTCTTTACTTTTCTAACGGTACAGTAACTTTTAATGACGGTACAGGTAGCGATAATACTACTGCAAGTGCTACTGTTAAATCATTTTCTTTAGACATTTCTATGAATAGGGATACTGATAACGCATACGGTCTTGGTAATTCAACATACACAAGAAAGCCACCGGCACAACGAAGAGAAATAACAGGTACTTTAGAATTGAATCAAGTAGTTTATGGTGCTACACCTACTGGTGATGACCCATCATACGATAACTTGATTGCCGCAGATGGTGATGTTTATGACGGAAATGCCGGTATTACTCACCCTGCTATTAGAATAACACTTAACGAAGAAAGTGGTTCTGATAGTATCCTAATAGATATTCAAAAGGTAAGATTTGAAGCCCCCGAAGCAAGTGTAAGTGGAAGAGATACTAACACAATGACTGTAAACTTTGTTGCTCTTTACGACACAGATGGTAGCGATAGGGCTATGAGAATAGTTATGACAGGCTCAACATTATTGGACCAAAGTGCTTACTAAGGTGGTTAAGTGTACGGAAGAGATATACCAAAAAAGTACCTTGAAGAAATGAAAGGTATGACTGTAAAACAGGCTGTACGTTATTCTAAAAGATTTCCTCTATTAACAAAACCTGTTAAAAAAGTTGCACCTAAGAAGGCTGCAATCGTAAAGCAAGAAGAAGAGTAACTCTTTATTAATGCCTTATAGTCTCCTAGATACAGCGAGAGTGAAGGTATTATGCCAATTTTAAAGAAAGAAATAGAGTTAGACGATGGAACAAAGATTTGGGTTAGACAGGCTTCCGGTATGGAAAAACTGAAAATAACAACCCTACAAGGTAAAGCGTTTCGTAAAATGAGTCACGCAGGTACACCCGAAAAATGGACCGATGAGCAGAACGAAGAGTTTGCTTCTATGGTAGATGACATGGGTGCAGGTGTACAAGCACAGATGGAATCATGGATACCGCCATGTATTCTTGATGAAGATATAGACATAAATACTTTTACCTTTGAAGAATTAAACACCATACTACAATTTGTACGTGGGGATGACGACGAAGGTTCAGTACCTTTTCTGAGTTCCTAATGGTTGCACCTAGCCTGTGCATGGCATTTAAGGGAACACTACCGTCTGATTTATGGCTAAAGTATTCTGTTGAGGGTGGTAAACACCTTATGGAATTAGACCTGCTTGTGGCGGCAGACATTAACGATAAAATATCAGAAGCAACTAAAGGTGCTAAGAAAACTAATGCTAGAGGTGCGGTTGCTAGACGCAACCAAAAGCGTGAGCAACGCAAACTATTAAACAACAACAATGACCTACTCGATATATTGAGAGAAAGCGGGGTCCCAATACTTAATGACCCAAAGAGTAATGGTGAAGATAAATGATAACGGAAATAAGTTTTTTATCATATTTAACACCATTAGTATTTATTAGCATGGCTGTAACCATGCTAGTTCTTAGAGCAAGTGGTTCTAGGGTTTTCTTCGACATTGTTGGTACGTTTCAAGCCAACAAAATGATTAGTGATACAAAAGCGTCTGCTACCGTTATGGAATCTCTATATATGGATGCTTTGATG